GGCCAATAGCGCGGACGTGCGGCGCATCCTGCGGAACCGGGCCCGCTACGAGATCGCCAACAACAGCTACGCCCGCGGGATCGTTTTGACGCTGGCCAACGATGTCGTTGGGACCGGCCCACGGCTGCAACTGCTTTCGGCCGATTCCGAGGCCAACGGCCGGATCGAACAGGCCTTCATGCGCTGGAGCCGTTCGATCGGTCTGGCCGAAAAACTCCGCACGATGCGATTGTCGCGGGCTTCTGATGGTGAAGCCTTTGGCATTCTCACCAGCAACCCGGCACTCGACACGCCGATCCAGCTCGACTTGCGACTGGTCGAAGCCGATCGGGTCTGCACGCCCGATTTCGATGCCCGCAGCACCAACTCCGTGGATGGAATCGTATTCGATGCGTTCGGCAATCCGGCCGAATATCACATTCTGCGCAAACACCCGGGTGAATCGGCAAGCGGATTGTCGCGAGACTTCGACCGGCTGCCGGCCGCGAGTGTCGTGCATTGGTACCGTGCGGATCGGCCGGGCCAGGCGCGCGGCATTCCCGATATCATGCCGGCCTTGCCACTCTTTGCACAGCTCAGGCGCTTTACTCTGGCTGTCCTCGCCGCAGCAGAAACGGCCGCCGACTTCGCAGGCATCCTCTATACCGACGCACCAGCGGGCGGCGAAGCGGACGCCGCCGAACCGTTCGAGCCGATCGAACTCGAAAAACGGGCGCTCGTCACCATGCCTGGCGGATGGAAGATGAGCCAGATGCAGGCCGAGCAGCCGGCCACCACCTATGCGGAATTTAAACACGAGATTCTCAACGAAATTGCCCGCTGCCTGAATATGCCCTTCAATATCGCGGCTTGCAACAGTAGCGGATACAACTACGCCTCCGGTCGGCTCGATCATCAGACGTACTATAAATCGATTCGTGTCGAGCAAGCGCAGTTGGAATGCGCGGTGCTGGACCGGATTCTCGCCGCCTGGTTCGACGAAGCGGCGCTCGTGCCGGGCCTCTTGCCCAGCGGCTTTGGCCCCATCGCGGCGGTGGCACATCAATGGTTTTTTGATGGGCACGAGCACGTCGATCCCGCTAAAGAAGCCAATGCCCAAGCGACGCGGCTAGCCAACCATACGACCACGCTGGCCGACGAATATGCCAGACGGGGTCAGGATTGGGAAACCCAATTGCGCCAGCGCGCCAAGGAACTGGCGCTGATGGGCCAGTTGGGGCTCTCGCCGTCGCAAACCGTCCCCACACTTTCTCCCGACTCTCAGGAGCAGACTGATGAAGACCTCGACGAAACGCCCGTCGGCACCGACTGACGCGCGCAGCACCCCCACCGCCTTGAACCTGCTGGCCACGGCCACGTTCGAACTCGAAGCGGCCGACGGCGCGCAGCCGGCCGGTCTGCCGCGCTTTCGCATGGTGGCCTACACCGGCGGACCGATGCGCGTGGCGGGCTGGCGGCATCCGGTGGTGATCGACCTGGCGGGACTGGCAATTCCGTCGCAGTCGCGGCCGATTCGCTTTGGCCACGATCCGCTTTCGGGCGTTGGGCACACCGACGCGATCCGCGTCGAACAGGGACAGCTCGTGGCCAGCGGCGTCGTGTCGCGCGATACGGCGGCCGCGCGGGAAGTCGTGGTCAGTTCCAAGAACGGGTTCCCCTGGCAGGCTTCGCTCGGCGCGAGTGTCGAGGAGTTCGAGTTCGTCCGGGAGAACCAGCAGATCACCGTCAACGGCCAGCAGCACGGCGGGCCGCTGAATGTGGTCCGTAAAGCAACGCTGGGTGAAATCAGCTTCGTCGATCTGGGAGCCGACGGGGCAACCAGCGCCAGCGTGGCCGCCAGCGCCAACCCAATTTCAGGAGAACCGATCATGGACGAAACCGAATTGACTCCGGCTGCCGAAACGCTGGCAACGCCAACAGCGGCCGCCGCCGCGCCCGAATTGACCGTGAATGCCGCGACCAGCGCCATTGAACAGATGCGCGCCCTGGCGGCAGCCGAGAGCGAACGGATCGCCGCCATCCAGCGCGTGTGCGCTGGCGCACCGCAGCTTGCGGCGCAGGCCATCCGCGAGGGATGGACGGCACAGCGGGCCGAACTGGAACGGTTGCGCGGCGAGCGTCCGGCCGTGCCCGCGGCACACGTGGCAAACAACGCGGTCACCGCTGCCGTACTCGAGGCGGCTTGCGCGCTCTCGGCCGGCGTCGCGAATCCCGAAGCGAGTTTTGACCCACGGACGCTCGAACAGGCGTCGCGCCGGTTTCGCGGCGGGATCGGCCTGCAGGAACTGCTGCTCGAGGCGGCCTGGGCCAACGGCTACACCGGGCGCAGCTTCCGCGACAGTCGGGAAGTGCTGCGCAGCGCGTTTGGCCGTGGCATCGAGGCCGGATTCTCGACCGTCGATATCGGCGGCATCCTGTCGAACGTCGCCAACAAGTTCCTGCTCGAAGGGTTTTTCAGTGTGGAGCGCGTGTGGCGGAATCTGTGCGCGGTGCGGAACGTGTCGGACTTCAAGACCGTCACCAGCTACCGCCTGATCGGCCGGGACCAGTACGAACAGGTAGCGCCAGGGGGCGAGCTCAAGCACGGCACCTTGGGTAACGAACAGTTCACCAACCGGGCCGACACCTACGGGCTGATGCTCCAGATCGACCGGCGCGACATCATCAACGACGATCTGGGAGCCATCACCACCGTCCCCCGCAAGCTGGGCCGGGGTTCGGGGCTCAAGATCAATGATGTCTTCTGGACCACCTTCCTGGCCAACAGCGGGTTCTTCACCGCGGGGAATGACAATTATGTGTCCGGTGCCGATACGGCGCTCGGCATCGACGGCCTGACGAAGGCGGAAGTCGCGTTTTTGGACCAGGTGGATGGAGACGGCAAGCCGATCGGCATCATGCCGGCGATCCTGCTGGTGCCGACGGCGCTGTCGGCAATCGGTTCGCAGCTCTACAAGTCGCTCGAACTGCGCGATACGACGAGCAGCACCAAGTACCCGGTGGCCAACCCGCATCAGGGAAAGTTCCGCGTTGAGGTGAGCCGGTATCTGGCCAACTCGGTCTATACGGGCAACTCGGCCAAGGCCTGGTATCTGCTGGCCGACCCCAGCGATCTGCCGGTGATCGAGGTGGCGTTCCTCAACGGCCAGGAGTCCCCGACCATCGAAACGGCTGACGCCGACTTCAACGTGCTGGGAGTCCAGATGCGCGGCTATCACGATTTCGGCGTCGCCCTGCAGGACTTCCGGGGCGGCGTGAAGAGCAAGGGGGAGGTGTAAACCGGAGCGCCCGTCAAGCTGGAATATTACCAACACCCATTTGAGGAGAACGAGCTATGGCTGAAGCAGTTTTTGTGCATGAGGGGCGATCCATCGACTACACGCCGGCCAGCGACGTGGCTGTCGGCGATGTGGTGGTCATCACCGACGTGGGCAGCTATCTGCTTGGCATCGCGGATCGCGCGATCGCGGCGGGCCAGCTCGGCTCGCTGGCGATTGAAGGCGTGTACGACCTGCCGAAGGGGAGCGAAGCTATTTCGGTTGGGCAACCGCTCTACTGGGATGCTGCGCTGCACGCCGTGGCCAATACGGGCGGCAACGTGATTGGCATTTGTGTGAAAGCGGCAACCATCGCCGACGCCAAGGTGCGCGTCAAACTCACTCATTAAACGAAGCGCCGATGTCCGACCTGCTCGCACAAGGTTCCGCCTGGCTCGAGAGCCAACGCAAGCAGTTTGCCACGCGCCCGGCGACGTACCGGCGCGGCGTGCTGACGGTGGTGGTCCTGGCGACCATCGGGCGGACCGAGTTCGAACAGGACGACGGCTACGGCGTGATCGTGCAGAGCCAGTCTCGCGATTACCTGATCGATGCGGAAGATCTGATCCTGGGCGGGGAGCAGACCATGCCCGCCAGGGGAGACTGGATTGAGGAAACCGCCGGCGGCACGACGTATCGCTACGAAGTGCTGCCGATTGGCAACCAGCAGCACTGGCGCTACAGCGATCCGTATCGCCAAACGCTGCGCATACACACCAAACAGGTTTTCGAGGAGACGCTGCCATGAGCCGTCGTTGGCTGCAATCGGCCACCGTGGAAATCGACGACGCCACCGGTGCGCTCTTGGTGAGTGGTGTCGGCGGGGGCGGTGGAGGCGGCGGCGGTCAGGCCGCGTCTCCCAGTTCGCTTGTTGGCGGCACGAAGACGGTGGCATTGGCCGCCACGCCCGAGCCGCTCGTGGCCAGTGCGACTCCCTGCCGCTCGGTTTGGATTGGTGCTCCGTGCGATTCAAACGGCGCACCGACCAACACGAAGCCCGTCTTCCTGGGAGACGCGTCGAATCAAAACATGCCGCTCGCGCCGGCATCCATTACAGGCGTCGCCATCGCCATCGATGACGCGGCGAAGATTTACGTCCGAGTTGGAGCCAACGGTGAAGCGGTCGAGTATCGCATCTTTGCATAGGCCAGGTACGCACCATGCCCGAAGTCCAATATCAGAATCCCACACATACGCATCCGGCCAGCGATGTCGGCGCGCCAGCCGCTTCGCGGGCGATTGTGTCGGACGGCGCGGGCAAGCTGTCGGCAGCGGCGGTGACCGCGACGGAGCTCGACCACCTCGCCGGCGTTACCGCTCCGCTGCAACCGCAGCTTGCCGCCTGCGAGCAACTCGCCAACAAAGATCAGCCCGGCGGCTACGTCGGCCGAGACGCTGAAGGCAACATCCCCGATCCCATTCAGATCGTGAACACCACCGAGTTCGAAAACAGTAACCTCAAGCTCGACGATGGCACCGTCACCTACGATGGCGAGCACCTGTATCTGCATGACGGCGAGAACTTCGGCGGCACGAAGTTCGCGCCCGCCGCGGCGCTGCTGCGGGGGATCGACGATTCACTCTCGCTACTGAATCCCAATGGATGTGTCCGGATCGTCAGTCGCAACCCGACGGGCAGCATCACGCTGAGTGTGCGTTCGACGACCGGCTATGTCTGCCTGGCCGGATATGACGGGGCGATCAGCTTTTTTGGGGCCGGCAATGCGAATGCGGATATTTCGGTGACGATTGCCGCGATCACCTCGGGCAACTGGCGGCACTCGGTCCCGAAGGAATACTTCCTTTATAGCTGCACGAATGCCAACGCGCAGGCCAGCGGCGTTCTCACGAAGTTCACGACCAATTCGTCTGGTTTCGATACCTATATCAGCAATCAATCGCAGTTGGCGACGTTGAGCGCGTGGAGTGGCGTGGTATTCACTCGCTGTCCGGCGCTCACTTCCCTGATCGCTTCCAGCCTGTCGCAAACCAGCGTCAATCTTGACCTGGCGAATTACCCGGCGCTCACGTCAATCAGCTATACCGGCGGCGTGACGGAGTTCAATCTGCGGGACAATGATCTGACCCTGCTCTCGCTCAATCTGCTGAAGCACCCCGGCTGCATCACCGTTGCGGACAAGCCGAGCCTGACCACTATGAGCCTGGAATTCTCCGGCGACATCAAGCGGCTCGATATCCGCAATTGTGCGACGTTGGCTAGCCTGTCGATCACCTCGCCCCGGATCGAGTCCCTGTTGCTCGACAGCCTGCCCGCCTTGAACTCCGTCACCATAAGCTGCCCGGTAGCGCTCGACTCCCTGAAAATACCCGCCACCACGGCCCCGATCACGGAAGTTGCATTGCTCTATGGTTTTGCGACAGCGCTGGACTTGTCGGAGGCTAATATCGCCTCGATGCGGATTGTGGCTGGCGAACCGCGCGACTGCGCGGGCTGGCCAATCTTGCTGCCGTACTGCGCCTTTATCGGCGCAGGCTTCACGCTGCCCGCCGGCGTGCAGTTCCTCGGCGATGCCCTCGGATTCGCTTGTCAGATCAACGGCAACTCGGGCGTGGATTGGCCGGCGGCGAACCTCGACGCCTTCTATACGGCGCTCGGTCCACCCCTGCCGGGAAAGAACAAGATCGGCTGGGCTTTCCTGCCAAACTTCAGTGCTTCCAACCCGTCCATCGCGGAAGCCAAGGGATACACGTTTGTGTTCAATGACTAGACTCGGCACCACCAATCGCTACGGCTTTCGCTCTCGGTTGCGTCTCACCCGGACGCAGACCGCCAGCGGCGGCGCGCCTGCCGAGATCACGGTCAAAGACCTGCTCTACACGAGCTATCCCGACGCTACGCTCGAACATGGCGGCTATATCGAAGTTCAGCACAGCCCCGGCTATGTGCCGACGTTTGAATCGAGCGACGCATCGAAAGCCACCGTCAGCAGCACCGGCCTGCTCACCAAAGTCGGCAGCGGCGGCACGGTTGAGATTACTTGTAGAGTGGGCGGTATCGAAGCCCGCCATCGAGTCAGCCTGTTCACCCAAGTCAACGCCACGCAGGTCTATCAGGGCTTTGCTGCGGGCAGCCTGCTCAAACACACCAATGACACCGTCGATGGGCTGATCGGCGGCAAAACCCCCGCCACGGCAAAGGCCGTTTTCGACGCCCAGGCTCCCTATATCCGCAATGCGGACTGCTGGGCCGCAAGTTTCGACCTCACGGGCATCAGCCCCCGCAATTCGCAACTCGGCAATCGGCTCGCGGGAGTCGCGGTCACTCCGCGTCATGTCCTGTTTGCCAGGCACTACCAGCCGGAAGTCGGAATGACGTTGGATTTCGTGACGGCCGACAGCCAGGTAGTCACACGGACCATCGCCGCCAAAGCGAGCCTTTCCGGCGCGGCCGCCGATTGGTCCACGGATGTTACGGTGGCCCGACTCGACAGCGATCTGCCCGGCGCAATCAAACCATACCGGGTGCTGCCAGCCGAGATCGCAGGCTATCTGCCGGGGCTCGACAAAGGGGTGCCCGTACTCTGCCTGGATCAGGAAAAAAAGGCCCTGATTTACGAGTGGCGAGGCTACCAGCTCGGAGCCGCCCGTTACTCCTGGCCACAGACCTATCAGCGATCCCAGTTCTGCGAGGCGCTCCTTTCGGGTGACAGCGGCAACCCGATCTTTGTCCCGATCGGTGGAGAACTGGTGCTGCTGGGCCTCTGCTCGGCCGCCGGGATGCTCGTTGTCGGCCCGGCGATCCAGACGCAGTTGGCGGCGATCAACGCACTCATTACGTCCCTCGGCAGTTCCGGCGGCTACACGCTCACGACTGCCAACCTCGCGTCCTTTCCGAACTACGGCTAGTCCCATTTTCCGCAAGGAGGTTTCGCATGCCAGGCGACAGCACCACGATTCAGATTGCCGATGCCGTGGTGACGGCGATCAACGGTGCGGCGCTCAGCCAGAGCGTCCTGGCCGAGCGGCACTACCTCCCCGAGTTCAATCTCGCGGACCTGGACCAACTGCGCGTGTCGGTCGTACCGGCCGAGATCGAACAGACGGTGGCGGACCGCACGCGAGACCAGACCGACTACACGATCCACGTCGCCATCCAGCGGCGCGTGGCGGCGCAGTCGCCGCCCGGACTGGATACGCAGGCCATCGATGGTCTCTTGCGGCTGGTCGAGGAGATCGGCGATCTGTTCCGGCACCAGTCGCTGGCAACCACCCCCGCGGCGCGCTGGGTCAAGACCGAGAACCGGCCGATCTACGATCCCCGGCATCTCAACGAACATGGGCAGTT